GGCGACATCGTCGACGACCAGGACGCCAATGCTATTGCCGCCCGCGCAACAGCGTATCAATCCGAGCAACGCCAGGCTGGCAACAACATCAGCATCAGCCAGGCAGTCAACCACGTAACCAAGGGAGCCTAACCGGCCATGAACATTCCCGGACTCATTACCCCGTTCACCGCCACCGCCGCCATTGGTGCGTACCTGATTGCCGCACACGGCGCTGCCGATGGCGCGGCCGTGCAGGCCGATGACGGCAGCACGATGCCGCTGGGCGTGACCACCGACATTGCGACCGCCGCTGGCGAGACCGTGGACGTTGTGCGCAGTGGCCCGGCCTCCGTCACCTTCGGCGGCAACGTCACCCGCGGCGCGCCACTGACCGCCGATGCCAACGGCCGAGCTGTTGCCGTGGCGCTGCCCGCAGCGGCTGACACTTTCATTGTTGGGTACGCCGAGGTCTCGGGCGTGGCAGGCGACATCGCGTCCGTCCTGGTCGCGCCTGGCTTCATCCCGGCGACTGCCCCTTAACCGGCCTCGGCCACATCAGGAGTACCTGACATGAGTAATGCCCCGTTCCCGATTAACCCGGCGCTCACCGCCATTGCCATCGCGTACCGCAACACCCGGCTGATTGCCGATCAGGTGCTGCCGCGCGTACCGGTAGGCGCGCAGGAGTTCAAGTACCTCAAACATGACCTGGCTGAAGGCTTCACGGTGCCGGATACCAAGGTTGGCCGTAAGTCGCGTATCAACCAGGTGGACTTCTCAGCCACCGAAGAAACCGGCGCAACCGAAGACCACGGCCTGGAAGCGCCGGTACCGCAGCGCGATATCGACAACGCGCCGCCGAACTACGACCCGTTGGGCAAAGCGACGGAGCAGACCACCAACCTCATCCTGCTCGACCGCGAAGTGCGCACCTCCAATGCTGTTTTCAATGCCGCCAACTATGCGGCAGGCAACAAGACCACGCTCTCGGGCACCAGCCAATGGAGCCACGAGGACAGCAACCCGCTGCCCGCGATCATGGATGCGCTGGATAGCGTGGTGATGCGCCCGACCATTGGCGTGCTGGGCCGTGCGGTATCCACCAAGCTGCGCCGTCACCCCAAGGTTGTTAAAGCCTTCAATGGCACCCTGGGTGATGAGGGCATGGTGCCGCTGCAGTGGCTTGCCGACATGCTGGAGCTGGAAGCCATTCTGGTCGGTGAGGCGCGCCTGAACATCGCTCGCCCTGGTCAAGCCGCCAACCTTTCCCGCGTGTGGGGTAACCACGCCTCGTTCATCTATCGCGACGAGCTGGCCGACGCCAACAGTGGCACCACCTTCGGCTTCACTGCGCAGTTTGGTGGCCGCATCGCGACGTCCTCGTTCGACAAGAACATCGGTCTGCGCGGCGGGCAGATGGTGCGCGTTGGTGAGTCGGTGAAGGAGCTGATCAGCGCCCCGGATCTTGGTTACTTCTTCGAGAACGCCATCAGCTAAACGGCTGACCAACCCACCCTTTGACCGGGCGGCAACTGCCGCCCCTGGGAGATCAACATGGCGGCGAAGAAAGCCACCGCAAAACCGGCTGAGCCAGTCGAGAAGGAAGCCGCAGACGCTATCCAGCAGGATGCGCCCGTCGCAGATCCGGCCGACGCTCAAGCGGCACCAGCGACAGAAGCGCCTGCTGCAGACGACAAGCCGGTCACCGATCCGGTACCGCCGGCCCCGGAGCAGGACCAGGCCAACGACGAGCAGGCAGACACTGTGGTGCTGCTCGTGAACCGTGAGCGCCTGGAGCATGACGGTGTGCCGTACGGCATGGGCCAGCCTATCGAGCTGACCTTTGACCAGGCGAAACCGCTGCTGGCCATCGGTGCTGTGCGGTTTGGTGAGGCTGAATAATGGCCTATATCACCCTCACTCAGTTGGCCGACCGGCCGGGTGCTGTCGAGCTGGCCCAGGTGGCCACGCCTCGGCAGTACCGGCAGGTGGATGCCGCGCTGCTCGATGCGCTGTTGCGCGGGCAGGATCTGGCCGCCTGGCCAGCTGATGAGGTGGCCATTGCCGAGGCAACCAAGGCCGTGATCGAGGATGCCCTGGCCAATGCTGAAGCAACCATCAACGGCTACCTGGCACGGCGTGGGTACAGCCTGCCGCTGGCTACCGAGTTTCCAATTGTGACGGGCTGGGCGCGGTCGATTGCCCGCTACCACCTGCACAAGGACCGCATCAGCGGCGAGCAGAACGATCCGATCGTGCGCGACTACCGCGACGCGCTGAAGTTTCTGCAGCAGGTTGCCAGCGGCCAGTTCAGCCTGGGAGCCAATGACCCGCTGACACCGACTACCAGCGGCGCGCCGATTGTCTCAGCACCGCCGCGTACCTTCAGCCGCGACACGCTGAGGGACTTTTGACCATGAGCGAGCCGTTCGACATTCAAGCGGTGATCGATCGCTTGGCCAGCGTGGAACAGCTGGACGGCATTCAGGGCGCCGCCGAGTACGCGTCGGTGACCAGCTTGAAAGACTTTCGTGTGCCGTCTGCCTATGTGCTGCTGCTCCAGGAGCGGGCCGACGACGCGCAGGTGAAGCCGGGTGGCCGGCAGCGCGCCATCGTCACCTTTGGCGTGGTGCTCGCAGTGCGCAATTACGGCGACCAACGCGGTGAGCGCACCTTGAAGGAGCTGCGGCCGATTCTGGGTGCGGTGCGTGGTCGCTTGATGGGCTGGACGCCGGAGGTGCCAGGCGCACGGCCGGTGCAATGGTCACGAGGTGATGTGCTCGATTACGACCGCAGCACGCTGCTCTGGGCCGAAGTGTATTCAACGCAACATTTCATAGGGGGTGCCCCGTGACCGACAAGAAACAACCGCAGCAGCAACTGGAAGAGGTTGAGCTGCTCAAGCCACATACCCACAAGGGCCGGCAGTGCGTTATTGGCGACAAGATCGACGTCAACGCTCGCCAGAAGAAGTGGCTTATTACCCTGGGCAAGGTGGCTACCGATGAGCCCGCTGCGCCTGCCATCAAGGCCGCACCGGCCAAAGCGAAGGAGTAACCCATGAGCCTTTTCAGCTTTCAGGGCAAGATCTGGACGGCCGAGCGCTCTGCTGCTGGCTGGCCGACCGCGCTTACCTGGTTGGGCAACGCCCCCCAGTTGCAGCTGCAGATCAACACCACCAACACCGATAAGACCGACAGCTTCTCCGGCAACCGCCTGCAGATCGGCCGGCTGGCTGGTGCGAAGACGGTCAACATCAACGTCACGCTTGATGAATGGACTTTGCACAACATTGCGATGGCGTTCTATGCCAAGAAAGTGGCTGTTTCCGGCGACGCCGTTACCGGCGAGGCGCTGCCAACGCCTCTGGCTGCTGGCGACGTGGTCCGTCTGGACGAGCGCTTTGTCAGCTCTGTGGTGCTGGATAACGCAGGCACGCCGCTGGTGCTGAATACCGACTACCGCATCGAGTCGGAAGCCGCCGGCCTGATCGAGATCCTGACCGCACAGGCGTCACCGATTGAGGCGGATTACAGCTTCGGCAACGCCGTTTCAATGGCGCTATTCAGCGAGCAGCCGAAAGAACGCTGGTTGATCTTTGACGGCATCAACACCGAGAACGGCAAGCGAACGGTGTTTGAGCTGTACCGCACGATCTTCAACCCGCCGGGCGACCTGAACATGATCACCGATGAGTACGGCAACCTGCCCCTCAGCGGCGCCGCGCTGGTTGATGTGGCCAAGCTGACTGATGACGTGCTTGGTGGCTTTGGCCGCTTCGTCGAGGCGGCGGCGTAATGGCTACCCGTGCGACGTCGAAGAAGAAGGCCGGCAAGCCAGGTGCAGATGACCTGCAGGTGCTGCACCCTGAACTGCCGGTGAAAAATGTGGGTGGCCGTGACCTGGTCGTGCGTGAGTATGGGTTTATCGAGGGGCTGCGCATGCGGCCCATCATTGAGCCCATGCTCAAGGATATGGAGGCGCTGATCAGTCTGGACGGCCAGCCGACCAACGATCAAGTGCTTGACTTGATGGGCAACCACATTGAGGAGTTTCAGGAGCTGCTGGCCGTGGCCAGTGACACGGACGTCGCCTTTGTGGCGGGCCTGAACCAGAACGATGGCACCCGGCTGGCAGATGCCTGGTGGCTGGTGAATGGCCCTTTCTACTGGCGCACCGCGATCAGCCGGGTAGCGGTGGCCAGGGTGCAAGCAAAGGCCGCGAAAACCGCTGGGGCGACATCTACGCCACCCTCATCCGGCACGGCCACAGAGAGTGCGACCTCGGACGCTACACCCGCCGGCAGTTGATGCTGTATTACGAGCGCGCCCTGGCCGTTGACCGGCTGGACCGCGCAGGCCGAATGCAGGACATGAATCTGGCGGTCGGCGGCGGCAAGAAAGCGGCTGACCACCTGCAGAAGTTGTTGCGGTAGGCCGAGTCCAGGGAGGCGGCAGGACACCGCCAAGATGGATTAAAGGAAACCTTCAGCGCCCAGAGTGCCCCGAGCACCTCGGCGCTTTCTTTTTGCCCTTGTTCAAATTACTCAGAGCGTGCAACCGGGCACCCTGAACCTGAATCCCCTCAGGTAATCAGGCACTCCATGAGCAAGAAACTCGAACTGGCGATGCGCATCCGGGCTGATCTTAATCAGGCCCTGGACCAGCTCGGCGAGCTGGAAGATGACCTAGAAGGCGTTGGCCAACAGTCGAAGAAAACCAATACCGACATGGAGCGGCTGGGCGCCACATTGGGCAAGCTGGCCGGTGCCGTGGCTGGCGGCGTTCTGTTCAAGGCCGTAATCGACGCGACTGTCGAGCAGGAGCGCGTTACCAAGCAGCTAGAGCAGACCCTCAAAGCAACAGGTAATGCAGCTGGGTTGAACAAGGACCAACTCCTCACCATGGCTGCGGGCATGCAGCAGGTCACCACTTACGGTGATGAGGCCGTGATTGGTGCTCAGAACCTGTTGCTGACGTTCAAAGAGATCGGCGGCGATGTGTTCCCGCGGGCACTTGAAGCGGTGCTGGATATGAGCACCACGCTGGGTGGCGATCTCAAGTCGTCGGCCATTCAGCTCGGTAAGGCCCTGAACGATCCGATCAAGGGCGTGTCCGCCCTTGGCGAAGCAGGCGTGCAGTTCACTGAGCAACAACGCGGGACGATCAAGGCACTTGTTGACTCGGGTCGAGTCGCCGACGCGCAGGCAATAATCCTTGCCGAGCTTGAAGGCCAGATGGGTGGCACTGCACGCGCAGCTCGCGACACGCTCGGCGGTGCGATCTCATCCTTGAAAAATGCATTCGGTGATCTGCTGGAAGGCGATGCCGGCGGCGAAGGCGTCAAGGGTGCCACGCAATCCATCAATGAACTGACGAACACGCTAAACGATCCGGCCGTGAAGGCAGGCATGCAGACTATGGTGTCGGGCATCTTGCTTGTCGCGGAGGTTGCAGCAAAGGCGGCGGCCAAAGTCGCAGAACTGACCACGGCAGTGGGTGAAGGTCTGGCTAAGGCTCTAAATGGCCCCGCTTTAGGTGATACGAAGGGCATTACTGAGGCTGTTCGCAAGCAGCAGGAAGTTGTGGCCCGGCTGGAACGCCGCCCCCAGCTTGGTGGCGGCAATACTGGCCCGGTGAGGGAGCTTGAAGCCGAGCGGGAAAAGCTTAGGCAGCTGCAGCAACTGCTGGCGGTGAACAATGAATTGGAAGAACAGTCCGCCCGCACTCGCGAAAATTCTGCGGCGGTACAGCAAGCTGCTGCTGCCTCTGAAGTTGCGTCGACGGCAGTGCTGGGAGCTGAAGCCCAGAAGCTACTGGACAACCTCAAGAAACAGGCCGAGACCATTGGCCTGGTCACCGAGGAAGCTAAAACCCGCTACGCCATCGAATCTGGCGAGCTGGGCGACCTGATCCCTGAGCACCAGGAGCTGCTGCTCACCCAGGCCCGCCAGCTCGACCAGGCCAAGGCCAACGCCGCGGCATCCGATGAGCAGCGCAAGGCCACCGAAAAGCTGGCCAGTACACAGCTCAGCTTTGTCACCAACCTCGAACGCCAGGCATCCCTGATCGGCCTGAACACCACCAAGACCCGCGAAGCCGAGATCGCCGAGAAGGGTCTGACCGGCGCGCTACTGGAGCGTGCGCAAGCCGCAGCCGAGATGCTCGCTGCGGAGGAAGAGCGTTTGGCAATGGAGGCGGACGCGAAGACGATTGCAGAGCTGCAAACCCAGCTATTACGTGCCCAAGGCAAGGAGTCCGAGGCTGTTGCTCTGGAATTGG